CGTTGGAGTGTCGTCATCCTGTTAGGGATTACTTCCTCCGGAGGTAATCTTGGTAATAAACCAAGAGCCTCGGGTATTTCGGCAATACTCTCCCATATCGCTTTACAGCGATGGAAGATTGTCTGCTTGAATACGCTATTTGCTTTCTCGTCGAAAGCAACCTGAAGACTTTTGACCTTATTAGGATCAAGAGTATAGGGTGTGCTAGTACTATAGGAATTCCTATTTACTACACGAGTGAGATCAACAAGTGATCTCATTACGTGCTTTTCACACTTACGTAAAAAGAAGTCAGTGGCTATCCACATCTTAGTAAGGTTTGACCCTTCATAAGATATATTTAGTCCAACTGGTTCTAGTAGATTTTTGACTCTGTCATAAATCTTTCTTTGAGCTTTTGTGAGAAGCATGGCAGATTTTGGGCCCAAGTTCTTAACAATGTCAAGAAAATTCTCATCCGAGATTTTTCTCCATTTATAAGAAGGAAGGACTGCATCCGATGTAATAATCTTTCCTGCAAACTCGGAAACCGAGGCGCTAGAAAGGCTCTTATCTGGTGACCACGGACATTTTGTCGTATTGAGAAATTCAATATAACGAATGTACAAATCATCATTTAAGATAACTACATCATCTCCAACAACGAAAAACTCATTATTATATACACTACCGTTGAGGTAGTGTAGAATAAGACCATGAGTCAATGTAAACATACCAAAACTAGGGTAAAGACCCAGGGGTTGGCCACGCTTCCATTGTATATCACCTGCGTTAGATTTCCATCTTAGCCGTGACATAGTTTCAATTAAAGAGATATCGAGGATGTCTCCGAAGATACAACGAAGTGTTTCTAATTGAATTTCCAAAGGAAAATAATCAGTTGCACCAGTCAAATCGACGGAATGAACAGTTCTACCTGTCCGCAAGGACTCTTGAATCCAAGGTATAGCTCTACTCTGATCAAAGGTACAATCCCATGAACATTTCTCTACAACGCGATAAATCGCTTGTGCAATTGGTGTTAAAGCCAACTGATGGATTCTGTAAGGAGATGCGATTGCTCGCATCTTCAAACCAGGCTCCTGAAGGAAATGAACCTCGCCACCGTACTGGTGGATGTCGATTTTTAACTTTGGAGTAGAGAGTGGTTGATCAATTCCTTCTGTCACAGGCGCATAAAGCGCATGATACTTCATGGAATGAAACTCATTACCAAATCCCCATTTATATTGCATTTCTGCAAGTATATCTTCGGATTGATGAACTCGTTTCCTGTTGTGCATTAGAGGAGCCCACTTAGTGGGTGAGCCTCGAAACTCTAACAGAGAATTACCACCACGACTGACTTGTTGCCTCGGTATTAACCGAGACACATGATGTTTGAATGACTTCATGAACTCCTGGGACAAACCCATCGGTTCAGCTGAATTCACACCTTTCAAAAATTTCTCAAGTTGAGACTTAGTCTCTTCCTTTGAAGTAAAGATTGTGTATATATTCAGAGCCTGGAGGCAAAGGTTGAATCTCTTACGAGAACCATTCTTTGACTTTGAGCTAAGGCACCATTTCATCACCGAGCCAAAAACTCCGGCAGGATAATTAGACCGGTTCATATGAACCCATTCTAATTCTGACGGAAGATTCGCTTTACGGCGAATCAGGTCGATCTTGAGACTCTTTAGTCTCTTAACCGTCCATTCTGGACCGTTATGATCAATCCATCGAAACACCAAATCCACTAAAGGATTTATCATTTGATGGGGAAGACCAATGGCTACAAGGCGATACCTAGCTCCTCTCTCTAACTGACTTCTTGGATAACCAAGATTCATATAACTGCTCCTTTTGGATGTGGTTAAGGTTAGTAGAGGGCGGCGTGCCCACTATCAGAAATGAGAGATCAACATGATCAAGATTCTTTTAAGTTATTTTCCTCAGCATATTTGCGAAGAAGTCTTAGAAGGGTAACATTGCGCTCGAAGTTAACCTTTTAGGTTATAC